GGGCTTTATGCCAACATCCACGCCAAGCAAGCGCGTATCAAAGCCGGCTCTGGCGAGAAGATGAACAAGGTCGGCAGCAAGGCTGCGCCATCCGCTGCTGACTTTAAGCTGGCCGCCAAGACGGCGAAGAAGCCAAAGTCAAAGAAGTGATATCTCTGTGATATCACCTATTTGCATATCAACAGTAAACGGCAAAGGCTTGCGGGTGATGCTCACAAGCATTGCCGAATACTGTCCCGAAGTGCCTGTCTATTTGCGCGGTCCAGAGTCCATTATTAGCGGCTTTGACGCTGATTTGAAAGTCTTTGGCAAACCTAGTAACTTTGGCGATGCCTACAACGACATCATGGACAAGGCATTTGCCGATGGCTTTGACTCTGTTGTCTGCGCCAATGATGACATTGTGCTGACCCCCACCAGTTACAAGTATCTGATGGAGGATGTATCTCAATTGAGATCAGAGACTGGCGAGCCAGTGGGCTGGGTGTCTGCACGCTGTGACGCGGCGCGTCCTGTGCAGAACATTCGCAGCAATCCATTCAATCAGGAGATGCATTACTTCAAGTACCCATTTGAAGACGCCATCATGCCTATGGAGTGCTTGAGCCCCATATTTGCGTGGATTGGCCGCGATGCGTGGGACTGCTTTAAGTTTCCACCTTTGAATTGGTATTCAGATGATGTGCATTGCGAAGACTTGCGTGCCGCGGGTTTCCATCATTACTTGTCGCGGTCCTATGTCCACCACATTGGCAGCCAAACTATTGGCATGGACGGCAACAAGCTGATCCAGCAGGCAGTGCCATGGATACGAAAGAACAGACCAAAATATGCAGCCGTCTGGTTTAACTCTTAATCTCGGTTCGGGCAAAGATCACCGCGCCGACTGCGTGAATGCTGACATTCGTTCGGATGTTGGCGCTGATTGGGTGATGGACATCTGCAAGCCATTGAATACAGACAAGCTCTTCTTAAAGATCATCGCCAATGATGTGCTTGAGCATTTGCCTGATCTAGTCAGCGCAATGACCAACTGCCGCGATTTGCTGGTGGATGGTGGCTATATGCACATTCATGTGCCTTATGACTTGAGCTATGGCGCGTGGCAAGACCCAACCCATGTGCGTGCCTTTAACGAGAAGTCTTGGGTTTACTACTGCGAATGGGCGTGGTATTTGGGATGGCAAGGCAGCAGATTTGAGCTGGTGCATTTGGAGATGCGTCTTAGCGAGTACGGCGCAAGCCTAAAATTGCCACATGATGAAGTGATGCGGCTGCCTCGCGCCGTTGACTCTATGTATGTAGTCCTAAAGAAAGTGCCTTATGAAAACACCCGCATGGCAGCGTAAAGAGGGAAAGAGTCCAAGTGGCGGCTTGAATGCCAAGGGGCGTGCAAGCGCCAAGGCCGAGGGCATGAATCTGAAAGCGCCTGTGAAGTCTGGCGACAATCCGCGCAGGGCATCATTCCTTGCGAGAATGGGCAATATGCCAGGCCCAGAGATGAAAGACGGCGAGCCAACGCGCTTGCTGAAGAGTTTGAAAGCGTGGGGCGCGTCCAGCAAAGAGGATGCAAAGGCCAAGGCCAAAGCAATATCTGCAAGAAATAAGGCAAAAAAATGATCAACGATATGAATATCACCACCGACATCGCCGCCATTGTGCCGATGGATGAATCCGAGTTGCAGGGCATTGTCTCTGCCGAGCTGGAGGACGCTGTCAGTTATATCGACTCTGATGTGTCACCCATCCGCGCCAAGGGTACTGAGTATTACCGAGGCGATCCCTTTGGTAATGAGGAAGATGGCCGCAGCCAAGTGGTGGCAATGGAGGTGCGCGACACTGTCAGCGCGATGTTGCCAAGCCTGATGAAAGTCTTTTTCAGCTCTGAAAATGTAGTCGAATATGTGCCGCGTGGACCCGAAGATGTGGCCGGCGCACAGCAGGCGACAGATTACGCAAACTACATTTACAGCGCCGACAACAATGGTTTTCTGACCACCTATGCACTGTTTAAGGATTCATTGGTGCGTAAGTGTGGCATTGCCAAGTACTGGTGGGAAGAAAACGAAGAGGTCAAGATTGAGGAATATTCTGGCCTTGATGACCAGACCATCCAAATCCTGATGCAAGAAGATGCCGAGGTCAAGATTGTGGTCAGCTACCCTGACACATCAATCCCTATGGAGATGATGCCGCCACCACAGCCTGATCCAGTGACTGGTCTGCCTATGCCTATGCAGCAGCCTATGCTGCATGATGTACAGATCAAGCGTAATACCAAAGATGGCCGTATCCGCATCATGGCTGTGCCTCCCGAAGAGTTGGTGCTGGATCGCAGGGCAAGATCGTTTGATGATGCAGCCATCATTGCCCACCGACAAATGGCGACAGTGTCTGACTTGATCGGCATGGGATATGACCAAGAAGAGATCGAAGAGAACATTAGCAGCACCGACTTGGACAGCAATGACGAGTATTTGGCGCGTCAGCCTTTGAGCACCACCTTTGGCGCTGCGGACAGCATGAATCCTATGCAGCGCAGGGTTTTGTACATTGAAGCGTATATGCGCGTTGACTTTGATGGTGACGGCATACCTGAGTTGCGGAAAATCTGCTGCATGGGTTCGGGTTACACAATGGTGCGTAACTTACCCGCCAGCTATATCCCATTTGTGGACTTTCCCTGTGACCCAGAGCCACACACATCGCCGCTTGAGGCAATGTCGATCTTTGACATCACGCACGACATTCAAGAAATTAAGTCTGAAATCTTGCGTAATACGCTGGATTCTTTGGCTCAATCCATCCACCCGCGCACTGCGGTGGTCGAAGGTCAGGTCAACATTGATGATGTGCTGAATAACGAAACTGGCGCGATTATTCGCATGAGAGCGCCAGGCATGGTGCAGCCATTCTCAAGCCCATTTGTAGGACAGGCAGCATTCCCAATGCTTGGCTACATGGACGAGATGCGCGAAGACCGCACCGGCATGAGCAAGGCAGCCATGGGCTTAGACCCTGATGCGTTGCAGTCCACCACCAAGGCGGCAGTGGCTGCCACTGTCAGCGCCAGCAATTCACGCCTTGAGCTGCAAGCACGCATCTTGGCCGAGGGTATGAAAAAGCTATTCAAGGGCATTTTGTACTTGATGACCACCCACCAAGACAAGCCGCGCATGGTGCGTTTGCGTAATCAGTGGGTGCAGATTGATCCTCGCGTGTGGGACGCCGGCATGGATGTCAATGTAAACATTGGCCTTGGCAATGGCGACAACAACGAAAAGCTGGCCGCATTAAACCTGATCATGCAAAAACAAGAGCAGATCATGGCGCAGTTTGGACCCATGAATCAGATTGCTTCTTTGCCGATGTACATCCGCACATTGCAAAAAGCCATCGAATTGTCAGGAAACAAGGACGCCTCCAGCTATTTCAACACGCTGCCTGCCGACTTTCAGATGCCACAAGAGCCTGCCAAGCCAACACCAGAAGAGGTGCTGGCTCAAGTGCAGGCACAGTCAATCCAAGCGGACATCCAAAAGAAGGCTGCCGAGTTGGAATTGAAGCGCGAGCAGATGATCAGAGATGATGATTACCGAAGAGATCAACTGGCGCAGGACTTACTGCTCAAGAAGTACGAACTTGAGTTAAAGTACGGCACACAGATTAGCACTGCCGAGATTGACGCGAGGCAGGCTATGGACAGAGAGGCAATGCAACAGCAGACGGCTCTTGTGCAAAGTGCGGTGCAAGCCGCAAGTCAAGTGCAAGCGCCGCCGGTTCAGCAAGTGCCACCCATCAACCTTAGTGGAATGGTTTAAATGAGTGATGAAGCAGTACGCAAAGGCCAAAAGGCTAATCAGTTGGCCAATGACGAGGTCTTCTCGGCGGTATTGGAAAAGATGAGAAATGACCAGTATTGGATTTTTGAGTCTACTAAACCCGAAGAAACCGCCAAGCGCGAGATTGCCTGGTCAATGCTAAAGGCTATTGAAAACTTCCGCATTGAGGTCACCAAGATGGTGGACAACGGCAAGGTGGCACAACGTGCCATTGAACGCGCAACCAAAAATATTGTTTAATTAGGAAATAGACCATGCAAACAGTCGCACCAACGCCAGCAGGCAGTGCAGTACAAGGTCCAATGAATGTGGCTGAAGCAGCCAATGCACTTGCAGGATTGCTGCCCGAAGAGGGACAACAGGAAGACGGCGAGGCGCAGTTGCCCGAAGAGGGCGCGGCGGCAGACGAGGAGTTATCAGCAGACGCAGACGCGGCTGATGATGAAACAGATGCCGAACAATCCGAGTTAGATGAAGACACCGAGGAGCAAGAACAGCCACAAGTCTTCTCCGTCAAAGTTGACGGCAAAGAAGTCGAAGTGACACTGGACGAGCTACAAAAAGGCTATTCAAGGACTCAGGATTACACACGCAAAACGCAGCAAATTGCAGAGGCGCGAAAGCAGACCGATGCAGAGTTGCAGGCAGTGCGTGCCGAGCGAGAACAGTATGCACAGTTATTGAGTGCGTTGGAATCACAGGTTCAGCAAGCAGCGCAGCCGAACATTGATTGGGATCGTCTTTATCAGGAAGACCCCATCGAATGGGTAAGGCAGCGCGAGGTGATGCGGGATAACCAAGACAGGGCAGCAGCTATTCAAAGTGAGCAGCAGCGCCTTAATCAGTTATCTCAGCAAGAGCAAGCACAGTTTATGCAGCAGAAATTGCAGCAGGAGCAAGAGGCTTTATTGGCGGCTATCCCTGATTGGAAGGACGCAAAGAAGGCTCAAGCTGAAAAGGCTTTGCTTATGGAATTCGGTCAAAAGATTGGATTCACACCAAGTGAGTTGAAGAATGTGGTGGATCACAGGGCGGTTCTGATGTTGCGTAAGGCAGCACTCTACGACCAGATGATGTCCAAGCGGGGCAACATCAAGCCAGTGACCAACAACGGCCCTCGGCCTGCCAAGCCTGGTGCAGCAGGAAGAATCTCAAATACTACTGAAGCGGTTCGAGCACAACAGCGCGTCGCTAAAACTGGCCGCGTCGATGATGCGGCTAATGCAATCTTTCAACTTTTGAAATAAGGAAAAATCATGGCTATCGTAACGAACACGTTCACGACCTACTCTGCAAAGGGTATTCGTGAAGACTTGAGCAATGTGATCACAAACATCGCTCCCGAAGAAACCCCCTATATGTCCAACATTGGCCGCGAAAGCGTTACCAACACTCTGTTTGAATGGCAGACAGACACATTGGACTCTGCTGCTGCTAACGCACAGCTTGAGGGTGATGATGTAACTTTTAACTCAGTGACAGCTACTGTCCGCTTGACCAACTATGCTCAGATTTCACGCAAGACTATCGTCTTGTCGAACACTGAAGAAGTTGTCAACAAGGCAGGCCGCCGTTCTGAGTTGGCCTATCAGATCGCCAAGCGCGGTTCTGAATTGAAGCGTGACCAAGAGTTTGTGATGTTGAACGGCGGCGTTGCTGTTGCCGGTAACACCACCACAGCTCGCGTGACTGCTTCTTTGCAGGCTTACATCAAGACCAACGTGGACTATGACACCACCAACGGCGTAAATCCTAGCTACAGCACCTTGCCTAGCTCAGCTCGCACTGACGGCACTGTGCGTACTTTCACTGAAACCATTCTTAAGAATGTGATTCAGAAAGTATGGACACAAGGCGGCACACCTAAGATTTTGATGGTTGGTCCAGTCAACAAGCAGCGCGTGTCAGGTTTCACTGGCATTGCATCAGCTCGCTACAACATCAATGGCGGCGATCGTCCTGCAACCATCATCGGGGCCGCCGACATCTACGTCAGCGACTTCGGCCAAGTGCAGGTGGTTCCCAACAGGTTCCAACGCGAGCGTGACGCTTGGGTGATCGATCCTGAGTACGCAAAGTTGACTACCCTGCGTCCTTACCAACAAGTTGAGTTGGCAAAGACTGGTGACGCTGAGAAGCGTATGCTTTTGGTCGAATGGGGCCACAAAGTATTGGCAGAAAATGCTCATGGTCTGGCAGCAGATTTGGTAACTTCTTAATCGAAGCAAAGGAAGAGGGGGGAGCAATCCCCCCTTTTTTATATGGAAAAAAGAATATTCAGCGAAGACAAAGACCTTGGCATCACGCGCTACTGGCACTACAACAATGAGACTGATGAGGCAACGATTCAGACTCAGCAAGATGTAACAGACATCATTGAAGAGAACAAGCAAGAATTCAATATGGTTGATGAGCGTGCTGGCTGGAAGGGTGAGTTTCACCGCGTTGCAAGCATTCCTATGTCTATATATTCACAGTTGAAGGCAGAAGGCAAGCTGGAAGATCAGGAATATATGAAGCGCTGGCTAAATGATCCAGAGAATAGATTTTTTCGAGTACGACCAGGACAAGTATGAAATACATCGCAGTAGCAACACCAGCGCGTGACATGGTCCACACCATGTTTACCTACGATCTTGTCAACATGGTGGCGTATCACACATTGAACACCAATGATGCCATCAGCTTGAAAATATCACAGGGTACGCTTATCGCCAATCAGCGAGCTGAATTGTGCCTAGATGCGATGCGTGAAAAATGCACTCATGTGCTTTTTATTGATTCAGATATGCGGTTTCCGCAGGACATGATTGAGCGTTTGCTGCAACATGACTTGGACATTGTGGCTACCAACTGCGCTCGCAGACGTATGCCCACAGGACCCACTGCACAGATTTACAAAGAGAATGGCGAGCGTGAGCTGGTTTATACGATGCCCGAAACAACTGGCCTGCAAGAAGTTGGCTCAGTTGGCATGGGTGTGATGCTGATCAAGGCCAATGTGTTTGCGGCATTGTCAGAGCCTTGGTTTGAAACACCTTGGCGGCATGACAAGCGTGGGTATATTGGAGAGGATGTTTTCTTCTGTAAGAAAGCTAGAGAGGCAGGCTTTAAGATATGGATTGATCACGATGTGAGCAAAGAAATAGGCCACATTGGGATGTTTGAATTCAAGCATGACCATACTTGGGTGATGCGTGAAGTTGAGGAAAAGGAAAAGGTTACCTAATGGCACTCACGACTTATGCAGAGCTGAAGACCTCGGTTGGCGACTGGCTAAACCGCACTGACTTGGCTACAGCCATTTCAGACTTTGTCAGCTTGGCAGAGGCTCAGATTGAGCGCCAGTTGCGTACACGCCAAATGATTGTGCGTGCCAATGCAACATTTGCGGCGGCTGCTGAATACGGCACTGTGCCTGATGACTTCTTGGAAGTCAAAGCCATCAAGATGAATACCAATCCAGTTACTAACCTGACATTCCAAACCATTGATGCAATGGATTCGCTGTCGAATACGACTTACTTGTCTAGCGGAAAACCTTTGTATTTCAGCGTGGTAGGCAATCAATTCAGATTGTTGCCAATTCCTGATGGTGCATACACTGCCGAGCTGGTCTACTATGCAAAATTGGCTAAGTTATCAAATGCAAACACTACCAACTGGCTGCTGACTCAAGCGCCTGATGTTTATTTGTATGGCTCACTCTTACAGGCTGCGCCATACCTACAAGATGATGCGAGAATTCCTGTATGGTCATCGCTGTACCAAGCAGGACTAGATCAATTGCAGATTGCAGATGATCGTGGTTCTACATCAGGCGGCGCGATTATGGCAAGAGCAAGGACATTTGGATGATAGTTACCACCACCAAAGGCGAGATGGATGACTCATTGCTAGAAAAGCGTGAGGGTTCATTAGAAAACGATACCGAGACAACGAGCTGGGTAGAGTATTGGCTAGATGGTGAGTTGGTGCATCGATCTGTCCACATGGCGCTGAAGAGCAGCGTCTTTGCCGATGGAATCAGTCAACAAATTTAAGGAATAAATCATGGCCAATACGCAAGCCCTCTGTACAAGTTTTAAAGGTGAGCTGCTTGTCGGCCATCATAATTTTGGCACTGGCGTTGTTCGCGCTGCCACTACAGCAGACACTTTCAAGGCTGCTTTGTACTTGGCCTCTGCCACTGTCAATGCGTCCACCACAGCCTACAGCTCCACAAACGAGGTGACAGGCACAGGCTACACCGCAGGCGGCGTCACAGTGACCTTTGGCACACCTCCTAGCACCAGTGGCACTACAGCCTTTGTGACTCCTAGCGCCAGCATCAGCTATTCTGCTGTGACCTTATCTACAGCCTTTGACGCGGTCTTGATTTATAACTCGACTCAGTCAAACAAGGCAGTCAGCGTGCATACATTCGGCAGTCAGACTGTGACTGCTGGAACATTCACCTTGACCATGCCGACCAATGATGCAAGCACTGGCCTGATCAGGCTGGCTTAATTAAGGGGCAGCGGCATGGCTGCTTATGGAACAGGCTACTATGGTCTAGGCGTCTACGGCATAGGCAATGTCGTTATCAGTGGCAATGCGTCTACTGGCGCTGTTGGCACGCTATTAACAGACCGATCAGTCCAAGAAGATGGGACTATTGCCACAGGTAATGTCGGCACTATTGGCTTAACTGTATCTGTTGCCATCACAGGCAATGCAGCCGCTGGTGCTGTTGGATCAGTCTTAGCGGCATCAACCAATGCAGTCACAGGCAATGCGTCAAGCCTGGCTGTTGGCAGCGTCACTCAGTCTGCTGCAATTGATTTAATCGGCAATTCATCTACTGGTGCTGTTGGCTCTGTTGGCATTACAAGAACTAAGGCAGTTACAGGAAACGCTGCGACTGGTGCTGTAGAGACAATGCCATCTGCTGTTATTACATTCCAAGCCATTACTGGCGTGGGCGGTACAGGATCAGTCGGCAGCGTATCAAATGTCATATCCATAAGGATAATTGGGGTTCAGTCTATTGGCGCTGCTGGCATCATGATTGGCTTTGGATGGGGTGCTATTCCAAACACATCCGAAAGCTGGTCACCAGTTTCAGACACATCAGAAAGTTGGACTGATTTGGGGGACAATTCAGTCACTTGGCAAGAGGCCGCATAGGAGTTTTCAGCATGGCAGATAC